TGAGCCCGGAGTTTGTCGAGAGCATGATGGGCTTGCCAATCGGGTGGAGCGCGTTCGCATGCTCGGAAACGGAGTCGTCCCCCAGCAAGCAGCCCATGCGTTCCGCGTCCTCTGGGAAAGGCTAGGAAGATGAAGATCTACATGGGAATCGACCCCGGATACTCGGGGGCCATCGCCGTTGTGGACGAAAACGGTGCCCTCGTGGACCTACAGCGGCTCAAGGACACCGAGCACGATGTCGCAGACTTCGTGTCTTCCCACCAGTTGGGGACCGAGCTCGCCATATTGGAGAAGGTGAACGCCATGCCTCGCCAAGGCGTCTCGAGCACGTTCAAGTTCGGCACCAGTTACGGCTTTTGCCGGGGCCTTTTGGTCTGTCACCGCGTCCGATTCGAGGTTTGCACCCCTGGGAAGTGGCAGAGGGCCATGGGTTGCCTGTCCAAGGGGGACAAGAACGTCACCAAGGCCGCCGCACAGCGCCTTTTTCCTCGCGAGAAGGTGGTTCACGCTACCGCAGACGCCATGTTGCTGGCAGAGTACGCCCGAAGACTGGTCCAAGAGGGGCGTTTGCTGTGATTACCGGGTTCGTTGTTGGTTTCGTCGCCGGATTCAGCTTTCTGGCCCATCTGAGGGAGTACCGGTGACCTACACGGCCGTATACGCCATGTGTGTGGTGGCTATTGGGTGGATTAGCGAGCACGAGCGCACCCCTGAGCGCCTATCTACGTGCATCGCGGTGGGAACCCAGGCTGTAATCGAGGATGTGCCTGCTGACCTGGCGATTGCGCTGGCGTTCACCGAGTCTCGGTTCTCAACCAAGGCCGTTTCGTCCGCCGGGGCCGCCGGTCCCTTTCAGATTGTGCCTCGCTTCCACTGCCCGGGTAGGAAGGCCAAGGGATGCGACCTCATTGTCTCAGGCTTGCGCGCGCTCAAGCGATACCGTAAAAGGTACAAGAGGTGGCGAGACGTACTTTGCCATTGGAATAGCGGAAACCGGTGTTACCGTAAGAGCCGGCTCTTTGCCCGCATTGTGCTGAGGCGAGAGCGGCTCCTCAGACTAGCCCTTGGAGGCACCCATGGCGACCAAGAAGAAGGCCCCGGAGAAGAAGCCAGCCCCGAAGAAGGAGGCTCCCAAGGCCCCCGGTCGGCCCCCAAAGCTCGGTGAGGTCACGGCCCTGGACCTTGGGCCCAAGATGACGAACGCCGTCCGAAAGGCCGCAGACGCCTACAAGGTGGACACCGGGGTCATCATCCGCGCCATGGTCAAGAAGACCGCGTCTGAGCTCTCCAAGCTCGGTCCCATTGGGACGCGCATGCAGCTCCGCCGGTTCCTCTAATGCCCAAGATTCGTTGGGAGGACTACGAGACGGACGACGGCAAGAAGGGCCTGTACGTCACCGACGACGCTGTGATCAACCACACCGTCGCAGAGGGTCTCATTGGCGAGATCATCAATGAAGCCTTCGGTGCCCTCGAGGGAATCCAGGGCGCCGTTGAGGAGAAGAAGAGCAAGAAGGCGATTAAAGGCCTGGTGGAGGCTAGCTACCACGTCATCCGCTACGAGGTTGAGTCCCGTCTGGAGAACCTCGAGACGTTTAAGCGCAAGGACCTTCGGCCCAAGCACCGTGACTGCCGCGTCATCTTGGCCCGCGCGTCCCGCGTGATGGCGCAGAACAGCCCTCTTCTCGATGATCACAAGTTCGACCACGACCGCTTCGTCTCCGACGCGGTGAACATGGTGAAGGCCCTCCACATGTGCCTTGACGAGTCCACCACCAAGAAGCATCGCGAGTCTGTGCGGAGGGGATACATCAATGTCGCGACTCACCTATAGCACCGAGCTCGCAGATAAGATTGTCGATGGTCTCAAGAAGGGCCACACCCAGACGAACATCTGCAAGATGATGGGTCTTGGCGACAACGCCATCCGTCGTTGGCGCAAGAAGGACAAGTCAGGAGACGAGCGGTACGCCGGCTTCGATGCCCGCATCAAGGCGGCAGAGGAGGAGGCGCAGGGCACGTTGATTGACTGCATCACCGTCCACTCTCAGGACGACTGGCGCGCTGCGGCATGGCTGCTCGAGAGACGCTGGGACGAGTTCAAGCTCAGGGCCAAGACCTCCAAGGAGGCTCAGGCAGAGCTTGACCGCCTGTCCATCGAGAAGGCTCAGGCCGAGGTCACGTACACCGAGGCCAAGACGAAGGCTCTCAATCGTGGCTCGCTCTCCCCCGAGCAGATTCTGGAGCTTCTCAACCGGGCCAGAGAGCAGGGCCAGCAAGAGGGTGCTGACGACGCGGTCCACTGATGGCAAAGGCCACCGACCACAACAAGGTCAACGAGCAACTTCAGAAGGAGGTCAGCCGCTGCGCGCGGGACTTCCAGTACTTCTGCAAGACCTACCTCAAGGTGGTCGATAAGACCGGGAAGATGGTTCCGCTCATCCTGAACAAGGTTCAGGTTCGGTTCCTCGAGGTGCTCGCGAAGAACCCGTGGCTGTACGTGCTCAAGGCGCGGCAGCTTGGCATCACCACGGGTCTGGCCGCGTACAACTTCTGGATGGCGCACTCTGTGCCCAACCACCGAGTCCTCATCCTGGCTCACCGCACCGAGTCCGCCGAGGAGATATTTGAGATCTACGCCAGGTTCTACAAGAGCCTCCCAGACTTCCTCACGTGGCCCACCGACAGGGCCAACATTCGCGAGATGAAGTTCTTCCACGGCGGGATGATCAAGGTGGCCACGGCCAACTCTGAGATTCGAGGAACCACGTACCACACCATCCATTGCTCTGAGTTCGCCTTCTGGGGGGACATCGAGAACACGGTCAAGGGCGCGTTCCAGACAGCCGGCCCTAACGCTGACATCGTCCTAGAGACGACAGCGAACGGGCTCAACAGGGCTCACGAGCTTTGGCATGGCGATGAGCACGGGTTCCACAAGGTCTTCTTCCCGTGGACAGAGGACGAGGATTACCGCTCCAACACGAAGCCCAAGAAGGTCTACCCCAAGTTAAAGAAGCTCGCAGAAGATCACGAGCTCGACAAGAAGCAGGTCAACTGGGCCCAGCACACGTTCTCCCACAAGTGCCTGGGCAACTGGCACACCTTCCTCCAAGAGTACCCGCTCACGGCCGAGCATGCGTTCATCACCTCGGGCGAGCGGTTCTTCGACTGCGTCTTCCCCCACGCCCAGTCCCACGAGGGCCACCGGCTCTATGAGACGCGGCAGGAGTACAGGGTCTACTCGCTGGGCGTGGACGTGTCGTCAGGTACTCCGTCGGGGGACTACTCCGCGTTCTGCGTCTTAGACGTCACAGACAAGAAGAGCCCACGCGTGGCGAGCACCTTCTACGGACGTCTGCCCCCGCACGAGTTTGGTCAGAAGGTGTGGGAGGAGGCCAAGAAGTACGACGCGCTGGTGGTGGTCGAGTCCAACTCCTACGGGCTGGCGGTCCTCGAGTACCTCATTGGCAAGGAGTACGGCTTCATCTTCCGCCGGAACATCTACGACAAGATTGGCTCTCGGTGGGTGGAGAAGATGGGATTCCACACCACAACGTCCACCAGGCCAGTGATGCTGAGCCGGCTGCTGGAGTATGTCACGAAGAAGTGGCTGATGGTCGAAGACGAGCGGATGAAGACGGAGATCAACAGCTTCGTCTTCAACGACAAGCACAAGCCCGTCGCCGCCCACGGCAAGCATGACGATATGATCTTCGCTCATGGTCTGGCCCTCATGGGCCTTGACCAGATCGAGTACATCAAGGAGGAGGTGCAGTCGAAGCGCCCGAAGAATCTCAGGGAGATGCTCCAGTGGGAACATGCCACGGGAAAAGTCTGGAAAAGTGAGTCCCAGGATTCTCATTTTGAGATGTATGGTGTACTGTCCGGGCAGTCCTCGCCGCTTAGTGCGGCGTTGAGTTCCCGCCCAGGAGGCGTAAAACAGGAGTGAAGTCATGTCGTTACTCGATGCTGAAGCGATTGAGAGAATGGGTCCCGCGTTGGATGCTGCACTGTCGGGCGGACCGCCCCCGGAGCCGCCCCCTGCGCCTAGCCCGCCCTCATCGCCTCAAATTGAGACGGCCACTGACGAAGCAACGTCCCCAGCGCCAGACGTAAACCAGAGCGCGAATGAGGAGCCCCCGGCCCCTCCTGCTGATGCCGAAGTCAAGGCAGACGCGGAGGATGAGGGTGGACACAATGTGCCTTACGGCAGGTTCAAGAAGGTGCTGGAAGCTCGTAATGGCCACCGTGACGAGGTGGCCGCCTTGCGTTCCAAGCTCTCTGACCTCGAGGCGCAGCAAGCATCTCTCCTACAAGAGAGGCTTGCACAGCGGTCCACGCAGGCTCAAGTGCAGAGCAACGACGAGTCTAGCTGGCTTGACGAGCTCGTAGGCGACGATGGTCAGGCGCAAGCCCCCCAAGTTGACCCACGGCTCCAGGGCATGGCGAAGCAGATCGAAGCTCAGGGCGTTCAGTTGCACCGCATGCAGCTTGAGCGCGAAGTGGGCGCCGCCATGAAGAAGTACCCCGGCGTAGACCGGAATCAGATTCTTCAGGGCGTCGTCCAGAATCCGCAGGCGTCTGTCATGGACATTGCGGAGCAGTACTCTTCCTTCGTTGCGGGTGTTGAGGAGCGCGCTGTCGCGAACTACCTCAAGCAGAACCCACAACTCGCTGAGGCCATCAAGGCCGAGGCTGCTGCGGAGGCAAAAGCGCCGGCTCCCAATGCTCCACCTCGTCCCCAGAAGGTTTCGGGAGGATCTCCTCCCAGCATCTGGGCAACGGACGAGCGACCGAAGACTGTGGACGAGGGGTCCGCACTTCTGCGCGACTTCCTCACAAGGCACAATCCATTCGCATGAAGGAGTAACATCTCATGGGAGCCTCACTAGGGACGTATACCGACTGGTCGGTTACGCCCACAACGGGCCTGGCGCACATTCTCAAGGAGTTCTACCTTGGGCCTGTACGCGCGCAGCTCAATAATGAAGTCATGGCGTTGCAGCTATTTCAGAAGGCTACTGTCGATTGGCAGGGTCGTCTTTGCTACATCCCCATCCACGTTTCCCGTAACAGTTCCGTTGAGTACCTCGGGGAGGGCGATGCCTTCACCGATGCCGACGGGTCTGTGGGCAGTCAGGGCTACGAGCACCTGACGATTCAGGCCCACTTCCTGTACGGGCACTTCGAGATCACAGGGCCGGCGGTTGCTTCCGCTAAGTCCGGTGGCAAGGGTGCCTTCATCGGGTGGATGGAAGCCGAGATGAAGCGGCTGGTCAACGACGTCAAGAACACCGCAGACAACAACCTGATCTCCGGCGGCGGTTGCATCGGCTACCTCGTCTCGAGCTTCTTGTCCGTTGGTGCGGATGACTGGGCGTTCGATGGTGACTACGCCAAGATGGCAGTGGCAGTTGCCGGAACCGGCAATGTGCGGATCGCTCGCCAGGATAGTCCGGGCTTTCAAGCCGACGGGACTACCCCGGTGAACACGCTGTATCTTGACGACATCACGGCCTCTGTGGCGGTGACTGCCTCCAACGAGACGGCTGGCACCATCACGATTGGCGCTATCACCGACACGTCGGCCATCACCCAGGGCTCTGCGTTCCCGGTCTTCATGACTGGCGCGGACCTCACGGCGACCGCCAATCAGCCTCGAGGCGTCTTTGCCAACCTGAGTCAGGCCGACCTGTTCGGCGTTGACAAGGCCGGCGTCGATGTTGGCGGCGTGGGCACCAACACGGACTCGCTTCCGGCACTTCAGCCCTATGTCTTCACGGTTGACACCAGCGTTCACGCTGACCCCAACACTCGCGCTGACCTCACGGCAGAGCGGATGCAGCAGGTCATCGACGAGGTGTCTACCATCAGTGGACTGGAGCCAGACTGCATCCTGTGTCACCCCACGACACGGGCCCAGTATGTCTCCATGATGACGGGCACCAACAGCCTACAGACCACGACTCGTGGAAAGGCCACTGATGCGGATGTCGGGTTCCTCAACCTGAGCTACCAGAACATCCCCATCAAGTACGCCCGACACGTCCCGCGTGGGATGATGATGTTCCTCAACACTTCCACTTGGAAGATTGCGGAGCTCAAGGCTGGTGGATTCGCAGATCTGGATGGCACCACCATCCTCCGCGAGTCGCTCGCTGACCGCTGGCGCGGGTTCTGGTGTTGGTACTACAACTTGGCCTGCTTGCAGCCCAATGCCAACGCCCTGCTTACCGGCATCAGCATCACGTAGGGAGGCACGGTGAGGGATGTTCTCATTGTCATAGACTTGGCCCTGGGGGCATCCCTCCTCCTACTGCTCAATGCGCTCCTGCTGGTACGAATCCGGCGGGAGCGTGTTGAGCTTTCACAGTTCGAGGACGTTGAACCGCCCCCGGACGCCCTGCCCATCGATGAGCTTCTCTACGGACCCCAGGAGTAGCCGTGGCCTACTACCCACCAATGCCCATGATGATGCAGCCCGGGATGGGGCCAATGATGCACCAGCCACCCATGGCAAGGCAGTACATGGTGCCGCAGCCATGGATGCAAGGTTACGGAGTCGGCGGCAGCCCGCCCGGACAGCCCCAAGCACAGGCCATTGCACCACCTCCCCCAGGTGGTCGGTTCGCTCTGTCGCCGGCTCCATCCCCCACAACCCCCATGGGCACCGCCGCTGTCATTGGCGCCAGCAGCGATAACCTCCTCCACATGGCTGCGGAGAACAAGGCACGCGCCGAAAGGAAGAAGGCCGAGAGGATCGCAAAGCATAACGCCCGGGTCTCGTCTGGTCAGACCGCTGGAACGGTCATCGGCGGGCTTGCTGGCGCGGCGATTGGCTTGGCGGCACCGCCGTTTGCTCCGCTTATTGCGGCGGGTGGCGCTGCCATCGGTGGACAGGTTGGGCGCGCAGCGGCCGGCGGCGGGCCCGGGTTTGGCCATGCTGCCGTTCCCATTACGCAGGGGATTCAGTCAATCCCAAGGGTCAGGCGCGACTACCGAGAGGCCACAAGGGCCGCTGCGGTCCAGCAGTTTGTGAAGAGCCTGCCCCCTGAGCACTATGCAGCATACGTCAACATGCCGCCGTCTGTGGCTTACCAGTTCAACCAGGGCAACTTCGACATGTTTGAGAAGTGGTTGCCCATGTACCAGTCCGCCCAGATGGCCGCCCAGCCGGCCATCCAGCCGGCCAGCCAACCGACCCACACCTACCGGCCCCCGCCTGCGATATAATGCCGAAGCACTTCCCAGAGAATGTTCAGGAGCTCATCTCCAGTTCTCAGAACGAGAAGCGGATGGAGGAGCGCCTTTGGGATCTGACCCTCCTGTTCCTCGAGGGCAGGCAGTGGCTCAACTTCGACGACCGTCTTGGCAAGTACGCCCCGGTGGTCCCGCCTCGGGGCGACGGGCTGTTCCGTGTGACGGTCAACCTCCTGCTGAACGTCTACCGCAACGTGCTCGCCAGGCTTGCGCTGGCTTACCCATCCACAGTGGTGGTCCCCGCCTCGCCCGTGTACGACGACATCATCAAGGCTCAGACGAGCGAGATGGCGCTCAAGTACTTCTGGCAGTCCGAGCGGGTCAAGGTCACCATGACCAAGATGCTCGAGTGGCTGCTGACCACGGGCACCGCTGCGCTCCACACCTACTACGACCCGGGCAAGAAGAGCGTGCGTCTCGAGACGTTTGGCTCGTACAACATCTTCTTCGAGGAGGGTGTCATTGAGCCTGAGAAGTCTCAGTGGATTGCCTTGAGGAGCTTCTTCCCGCGTGACGAGCTCTTGGAGGCGTATCCGAAGTTCGAGAACGAGATTGGCTACGAGGTGGCGGCCCGTCCCTACGAGGACAGCATCAAGCCCACGCTCGACAGCGCGGAGCACCCGCCTGACCGCATTGAGACGTATGAGATCTACTGGCGTGACGGACGCCACGCCGTCGTCATGGGCAACACCTACCTGTACAAGGAGGACTTCCCCGTTGACGCCTTCCCTGTGCAGATTGTCCGGTACTCTGTAATCCCCAGAAAGCTCTGGGGGTTGTCGCTTCTGGCCCCGCTCTTGGACCTTCAGACGCTGTACAACAAGGCGCGAACCCAGATCGTCCACAACATCGAGATGATGAGCAACCCCAAGTGGTTGGTGCCCAAGACCGCTGGCGTTGCCACGAGCGCAATCACCAACAAGATTGGCGAGAAGGTCTACTACAACCCGTCTGGCGGCAGACCCGAGCAGGTATCCGCAGCCCCCATCCCGTCCTACGTCATCGACAACGTGACGCGGGTGCAGAGCGAGATTGGAGACGTAGCCGGCCTACACTCCGTTACCCTGGGCAAGCGAGCCGTTGGCGTGACCAGCGGCAAGGCCATGGAGACGCTCGCCTCCTACGACACCTCGCAGCTTCAGGGCACCCAGAACGAGATTGAGGCCGCCGTGGCCTCGATGGCCAAGTGCGCTCTCATGCTCATGCAGCACTACTACACCGAGCCCAAGATGGTCCGCATGCTGGACAACATGGGCAAGGCGGCCTTCAAAGCCATCAAGGGCACCGACCTGTCCAACGACCCCGAGGTCTTCATCGAGGCTGGGTCCCTCTTCCGCCACGAGGCGCAGGACCGGGACGCCAAGGTGGTCGAACTCATGCAGCTTGGGCTCCTTGATCCCAAGATTGCCATGGACGAGCTCTCCTTCCGCACCGGCAACTCCTTTGTCTCCGAGAGGGTGCGCGGGCTTGCCCACGCCAAGGACATACTCGAGGCGGTCAAGATGGGGGCAGATCCTCAGATCTACCTATCAGACGACCTCGAAGCCTTCAGGAAGGTCTTCACCGAGTTCATGCAGTCCACGGACTTCTATGCCCTCGAAGACGACGTGCAGGACAACATCTCCCGCATCCTCGTGGCCATCAACACCGCAGGCATGCCTCCAGAAGCCTTCGAGCAGGCCGCCCAGAACCTTACCGTCTGGCCCCGCCCCAAGCCCCAGCCCCTTCAGGCCCTTGGGCCCCAGGGCGTGGCCCCGCCAATGGGCCCTCCCCCTGGCACGCAGCAGATGGCCCCCAAGATGCAGCCCAAGGGCAGCGGAGCCCAAGCAGAGCGCGCGGGGTCCAACAGGGCTGAGGCCCTCATGTCTGCGGCCAGAGGCGGGGGTGCCCTGTGAACGTGACCCAGGTCCAGACGCTGCTCAGGCAGTACATCGATGAGCCCGACCAGACCTTCGTCACCGATGCCATGCTCCAGACCATGCTCGAGCAGGCTTACAGGGAGTTCCAATGGACCGTCTTACAGGTGGACGAGAACATCTTTACGCACAGCGTGGACATCACCCTGGCCAACGCCACCAGTTACGACCTGGCCTTGTCTACGAACCCTGTGATCATCCTCGGCACGGACGCGAACCTGACCGCCCCCAGGATGGTCAAGCTCGTCAGCATCTACACCACGAACAGCGATGGGACACTGAACGTCCCCCTGACGACCCTGTCGAGTCCCGAGTCATTAGCTGTCAACTCTGACGGGTACCTGCTCGACGACACCACCCTGCGCTTCCCGGCCGCGTATGACGCCACCATCCGGTTGTCCTACCTGCCCGAGCCCATCGCTGGCGGCGGGGCCGCAGGCACTGGGTTCATCGACTGGTCCGTGGCTACCCCGGGCACGTTCATAGACAACCTGTCCCTGTTCCACGATGTCATCGCCCTGCTTGCAGCCAAGCAGTACTTCATCCTTGACGGAGCTATCAACGAGCCCCTCGCCATGCAGCTTCAGAAGCGCACGGGAGACCTCGTGGAGTACCTCAACACCCGGAACTACAATGGCGCTCAGTACGTCTCCACGGTTCGTACTGGGAATCAATTCCTCTAAGGGGGCCATGTGGCGGTGGCCGGCGAAGAGGTTGAGCTCCTAGAGGAAGGCACCCGGATAGTGGCGCCTACCAAAGGCGCTTTTGCGCTCAACGTGTTCTACCGACACGGCGCGTGGAGGGTGAGGAAGGGCTTTGGTCAGGTGACCCAGTTCACCACGCGCATGACCCAGAACCAGACCACAGATCTGGCGCGCTCAGATGAGCGCATTGACCAGAAGTGGGGCTACCAGCGACACCTGGGATCGAGGCTCATCACCACCGGGTTTGGCCACGAGCAGATTGTTTCGGTGTTTTACTGCCAGAACAACACCGGATCCGGCCCTAGTCGCACCACGGTCCTGCCGCTTTACTGCGTGAACATCTACGACATCACCACCGACACGCGGTGGGAGGAGCCCATCTACCTGCACACCTCGACCCAGAAGGTGGATGGCCAGGTGGTGGCGTCCCAGAAGAACTTGGGCCAAGACGTGGAGAGCTGGTACGGCCACTACGACACCGACCTCGATGCGGACGCCCAGAAGTGGGTGGGGGCTGACCCAGACGAGTACTTCTACTTTGAGGAGTTCAGCTTCCGTGGCGACACCACGGTCCTGTTCTTTGGCTCAAAGCGAACGGGGCTCATGTACTACGTGCCAGCCACGTTCCCAGAGACGCCGCAGTTCAAGTTCGTTGACTCCGAGTTTCGCCACGAGTGGGCCAACCCCTACGGCGAGTCATCTTTGGTTCAGCAGGCCACCATTCGCGTGCCGCGCACAGCGGTGGGCGAGTCCAACGCCTTCTTCAAGCAGGACGAGGTTGGGGTGCCGGATGTGGTCACATCCCTTGGGAGCCGGCTGGTGTACGCGGTGGGCAGGACCATTTTCTTTTCCGATGGCGGGAGCCCCACCACCATTGGCACCGATAACTTCATCACCCTCCCCTCTGATGGGGACGTGGTGGCGATGTCTTCTATCAACGGACAGTTACTCATCCTGACCAGCGACGAGTCCTTTGTCTTTCAGCCCTCCTCGGGAGCGACCGTCGCTGCGGGTCGCCTAATTGCCATCTCAGATAACGTCGGATGCGTGGGGCCGAACGCCATCGTAAGGGTGGAGGACCTCCTCTTCTTCGTTGATAAGTCCGGGGTCTACACCTACTCGGGAGACCTGCAAGTGAGGCTCTCGAGCGGTGCCATCGATAGCTACTTCACCGACTACGCCTCCAACCCACTGACCTCGTTCCTAGACACAACTGGCTACACGCCCCTTCTCACCGACCAGCCACACACCACGCTGTACTTCAAGGAGCCGGGGGTCAACTGCGCCTATTCCCCGGAGCTCAGGGCGCTGTTCATCACGGTCCCCGAGCAGAACCTCACCCTGTGCCTTGCCAACAGCAAGTGGAGCTTCTGGTCCTACACCTCGTCCGCATACGTCGTTCAGCCCTCCGGGGCGCCCGCTGCCGCCTCCTACCCTGGAATTATCAGGGACACCGACAACCCAGACGGGTTCATCACCATGCCGTGGCTCGTATCCGGCCAGGAGGACCTATTCCTTGTTGGCGGGCCGGAGAAGCAGAGGCTCACCGACGCCGCCCAGAAGAAGCCCAGCGACACCGTGATAGACGTGGACGACGACGTGCAGTCGTTCTCGGCCTACATCCTGCGCTACGGCAGGGGCGGCGGAATTGACCGCTCCATCCGAGATGAGGACGACAGGTTCGTCGCTGGCAAGTATGTCATCGAAGACCCCGACGGCTACCCGCCGTCCACCAATGCCGCCCACTGGTACGTGGACCCGTGGATTCCTGTCCAGAAAGGCTACGTGTTTCCGAATGGGTACACCGTGGCGCTAGGGGATAACGTGTGGCTCCTGCCCGTGTCCGTGGTGCCCCCCGTGGATCTATTGGATAGCGTCAGCGGCGAGTTCTACGTCAACCAGTTCAAGATATGGATTCGCTTTGACAACACCCACTGGAAGCCCGTGCTCGAGGGAACGGACCAGACCTCTGGCACCCAGATTGACTTCCTGCTTCCATCTGAGCGGGTGGCCTCATGGAAGGGGTACTTCTCCAGCTACAGCCCGAACACCGCTGGCACCAGCGAGAGGGTGGAGGTGGCAACGTCTTCGGGAGGGGCACCGCTTAACGCCGGGGACATGATTCGCATTGAGTGGGCCGGCCAGGGGAGCCAGACCACCACAGACTGGTATCACTTCCCGAACATGAACATTGGGCCCAACAGGAAGTCCACCCTCATCTACATCCCCATGCGCGCAACTGACGGTTCGTACAACGTCAGCGGGATGGGCCTGGTGGCCGACCGCTCGACGACGAACAGCAAGGTCATGCCGTGGCTGCTCAATGGCAACACCGGCTCTGGAACCACCAACACACAGGATGGGGGCTTCATCCCATGGGAGCAGTGGACCACCACATCCAAGCGCGCGCTCGACAGCATCGCCCAGCCCGTGGAGTGGGCCTACAAGTCCCCCAAGGTTGGCGGGGATGACATCGGGGTGAAGGCGCGTGGGCTCTTCTCGAGGTTCCTGTCCCAGGGCCCCGGCACCGTCGCCAACTACCTCGTGCCCACGTGGGCCTACGGGCTGTTCAACATCTCTGTAGCGTCCGAGCAGAAGGGCTGGACCATGCAGATTGTGGACACCAACGACGACTCCTCGGCCGCCGAGAGCCCTGCGTGGGACGAATCGCGCAGCGAGACCACCATCCGCACGAGGGTCAAGGACTCGTCGGCGGGGCTCATCAACAAGACCTTCGGGACCACGGGGCTCACGTGGGGCAACGACGCCTACGCCGACAGGGCCGAGGGCACGTACCTCATTGATGACCCGGGGCCAGAGGTCATGTCCACCTCCCTGTCGGTCAAGGGCAGGAGCTTCACCTACATGATCTTCGGGTTCATCCAAGAGCGAGCGCAGGCCCTGTCCTTCGAGTCTGCGAAGGCGGTGTTCCGCCGGCTCGGTGGCCGCAGACGAAGGGGGCGCTGATGGGCCGGGTGTTTGAGATCCCCATCAAGGGCGAAGGCGATGCTGCGTCTCGGGTTGGAATGTTCAATCAGCAGATACGCGATGACATCGCTTCCGTTGTGGCTGCTGTGGGCATTGATGGGCCCGCCCCCGCAGCGATTGACGAGCCCTCCACTGTGAACAACTCAACCACCCTCCCGGCTGGGCGGAACTACGGGTGCCACTTGAAGGTGGCCGATACCAACGTCAGGGCCCTATCCGCTGGCTGCTTCATGACGAGGATGGCCATCATTGAGGAGGACGCGGTCTTCGATGGAATCCACTTCACATCATCGGATGACAACATCGAGGAGCTCGTGAAGGTGCGAAGCCCAGCGGTGGCGGTCTTCCGCAACTGCACGTTCGAGAAGGGGCCCACGGCCACCCGCATCTACATCCGGGTTGAGGCCGGGGCGAAGACCCTGTTCGTTGGCTGCGTCTTCAAGGGCAACCCGTCCGACGCTGGCGACATCATCAACAACCCGAACCCCGCTGCTGACTGTCAGATCGTGGGCTGCTACAACAAGACCACCCACGCCTTCGGGACCGTAACCACCACGGCGAGTATCTGATGGCACAGACCAAGCACACCCGCATCCTCACCGACGAGCAGTTCTCAGAGGGGACGACCGTAGACGGCTCGAGGATTGACCGAGCCCTCGACGAGACGGTAGCCACCTTCAACAGCCTGCCCCCGCTTGCGACCAAGACCCGCTTCATCCCGACCGATTACGTGTGGGGGTGGACCCCGGAGGCCAGGCTCAATGGCTTGACCTTTGAGGCGCTCATCACAACAGCGGGAACAGGGTACGATGTTCCGACAGGAAACACGCCGGGGGCCGTCTCGGGAACAGGCTCGGGTCTTAGGATTGACATTGGTGTAGACGGCGCCGGGGTGCTCAACGGAGCGTCGGTAAGGATCTCTGGCACAGGGAATGCCGCAGGCGAAACAATAACCCTCGACAGGTTTGTGCCTACCATCTCTGCATCAGGCAGCGGCTATTCCACCGCCACCAAGGTGCCAGTCTCCGGGGGGAGCGGAAGCGGGATGACCGTGGACATCACCACGTCCGGCGGGGCGGTCGCCACCATCGATGCCATCAGCGACTGCGGAACCGGTTATGCGGACACAGACTCCATCACGATTGCAGCGGGCAACAATGACGCTACCTTCACGCTGAGCCGAGCCGTTGGCGACGCGGTGCTCACGCTGGCAAGCCCGCTCAAACACCGCTGGCCGTGGCTCAGCACATGGAACAGGAACGCAGAGGTGGCCTCTGGGTCCTCGCTTCCGACGGACTACCTCAATGACTTTCGGGTCAAGGGGACGCTTGTCTCGGGCATCATCAACAAGGAGGCTGGCACGGAGTGGCCCTTTGGTAGCCAGTACGCATGGACCACCGAGCTATTCGTTGGGAGCCCGGCCGTCCTCGACAGCTTGCAGCTTGTGCTCTGCCAGGACCACACGGACTCGCTTTTTGAGGAGTTCGAGGAGGGCTCTGGCGTCACCAACTTTGAGTGGAACAGCGACTACCCCTCTGCCGGGGCAGTCACGGGGGCCCCTCATGTTGACCTGCAACTGGTTGTGCAGGTAGCAGACATCTTTGACGCCCGCATCAGGGCCAAGGATTCGGCCGAGGTCCAGAGGCACACCTTCGCCGTTCAGTACGATGACTTCTCGTTCCGAAGCCAGGAGGCCCTCCCATCAGGCGGTGCTACGTTCGACGATATGGAGCCCGACCTCGTAGACGGGGGGAGCATCAGGGGTGCGGCGGTGCAGCTCAAGCATCTCAACATCCCCATCCACCAGAACGCCATCATGCGCATCTCGGTGGTGCTGCCGCTTTACGATGACACCACGTCCCCATTCTGGGGCGACCAGCCCTGGAATCGACAGTATTACACTCTGGTGGCCACCATGCTCGAGGAGACCAAGTAGTGCCCAAATTCGACCGAAAGAGGCTTGCCCGGGGCACCAAGCTCACCCCAGAGCAGGTCAACGACCCGCTCCTGAGCTCCGGGTCAACCGGCATTGCAAGCAACATCAACAGCGCGGGGCTCGATGGGGAGAACTTCGAGCGAAAGTGGGGCGTGTTCAGCGTGAACCTCTCCATTCCCTACATCGAGGGGCGCTTCCAAGAGGTGGGCGACGTATTTGAAAACGGTGGCGACATTTCCAAGCCCTTCTCCATCCCCTTTATGCTGCCTCCCCTTCAGGACTCGTTCAGGGTTTCTACCCGCGAGGGCAAGAGGTACACCGACACCGTCACCGCCCCACCCCCTTCGGTCATCCTAGACGAGGTGTCCATCTCGGTGGACCAGAGGGGCGAGCCCACGGCCCTGGCCAGCCAGTTTCTTGGGGCGCCGCAGGGAAACAGTGTCACCAACGCGGGGCTCATGGACTTTGACAACTGGACGGCCATGACCATGCGGGCCTCCATCCTGTCGAAAAACCCCCTGTATCTTGACCTCACGACGCCCTACAACCCGAACACCATCTGGACCGTGGAGGCCGCGTACAATCAATTCGCAGCCCAGGGCCCGTTCGTGGTCAAGGACATCGCCAAGGCCATCGACCCCTGGAAATCACTAACCTGCCAGGTCGAGTTCCCCGACCTAGCGGGCAAGGACGTGGCTGTCTGCAACATCAACATCAACATGAAGTTCCGGCACGAGCTCGTTCCAAGGGAGACCGGTGGCTCAACGTCCATCCAGAACTGCCCGCCCCTCGCTCACACTCGGCAGACGAGGACGCTCAAGAGCCAGGACACCCTTGTCGTGGACGCCCCGGCCGGTGACACCGTCATCTTCGCCAACGACGCCGGCTCGAGTGACGGCATCTCGGACAACCTTGGCGTCATCGACGAGGCCCTCGCAAAGAAGTTCAAGGGCGGGGCCGACAGGTATGGCGAGGTGGGCCCTGTCGAGGAGATAAAGAACGACACCGGCTACTTCTGCATGGCCGTGCCGCTGTTCTCCAACAGGAGAAACGGCGGCATCAGTCCCTACGACGTTGAGCGAGAGCCCCATGATTCTGCCAACAGCCTCTGGGACAGACGCATCATACCCATCACTTACCCCATGACCATCCACCACGTGCTGCTAGCCTACAATTGGCACGGCTGGATTAGCTACCCCCAGCAATGGGGCGAGGGCACGAACAACCAGCAGCAGGTCCCGCAGACCTCCACCTTCACTGTCCAGACAGGGGTGGGCATTGGGACGGGCCTCAAGGCGGATGATTTCACCTATGAGCAGGTGGCCGACCTCACGATGGTTCAGCCCAATCTGGGATTCCCGGGGCCGGCTGCTGGGACGTGGCACTCAAGCGTCGTAGACGTGGTGAAGACTTCCGCCTTTGGTGCCTTTGGCAGGACTGGCGTGTCCTCGGGCTATAACGGCTGGGACTGGGACCTGGTGAGTGTCCCCATCGTAGGGAATCAGGGGCAGGGGTTTTACACCCAGGGAGACCCCTACTACGTGGGCAGATCGTGGACTCCCACGGCCATAGACAAGGACGGCACGGTGGTCCGCACCAACGTGCTCCAGGGCGATGGGAGTGAGCGGTCCCCCAGGACTCGGGGCCAGGAGCAGTGGCTCGAGGTCCGCATGGAGATTTCTGATTCTGCGGGGCTCAAGCTCACCAACGTGGCCTCAAAGTCCGTCACCGATGGCGGGCAGGCCGTAGATACCTTTATCTCAGGGTATCAGGGCCATTGGGTGTACATTATCGGCAAGAGGTTTCTGACGTAGTCAGGAGGTTGAGATGGCAGCAGAATATCTACCGTTGCTTGGGGATGAGAAGAAGCCGCCGCAGACTGCGGCCATTGGCCTCGGCTCACTCTCTCCCATTACGGCAGAGGTGCAACAGCGCGAAGAGCAGCGGGCGGCAAGGGATGCCCTGTACGACGCTGCCAAGTCCGACCAAGATCGCCGCGAGCGTATCCTTCGGGAGGCACAGACAGGCGGCCGGAGGCAGGCGGCAGAGGGCCTGCTCCAGTCAACGCGCGGTATGGAGGTGGGGACCGGTGCTTCTGCGGCAATGGGAAGGCAGGCCGCAGCAGACGTGCTCATGCAAGAGCAGCAGATGGCTGCGGCACGCGCGGCAGAGACCCCGGCGTTCAGCCTTGCGGAGCTCGACAAGACCCTGCTCGGGGAGGAGCACGCCAGTGGAACGCTTATGACGGACCGCCAAGGAAAGATGACATCGTACTGGGAGCAAATCAACGCCTTCGACCCGGAAGACCAGACCGGGGAGCGAGACGCGACCATCGATGCGCTCATGCAGAACGAGCTTGGCCAGGAAAGCCCAGATTGGTGGGTCATCAACTGGCTCAACGGAATGAGGAGCGAGCCCAGTGTTGCACACGCCCTCCCATATGGCGGAGACGACGCGCCAATTGGCGTTTGGTACGAGTCCGAGGACGGCGCCTGGGTGATGAATCAGGTTGGGGCTGACGGGCTTGTGCATACCCAGACCTACGAGGGCGAGGGCAAGCCTCCCGGCGCTGTGGAGGACCTGGGGGAATGGGTTCACGTCGTTGGCGTGACGTGGAAAAAGGAGTACGTGGACGAGGACGGCACCGTTAAGACAGAATACGGGACAAAAGACGCAGAAACCGGGGAAATATCTTAGGAGTAAGTATGGCACGCATTAGGCCAGGAACAATGCCTGTGCGCCTCCCTGGGGTAGCGCAGGTCATCCAGCAGATGGGGCCCAAGAGGTGGAGCCCCAACCAGATTCAGGTCATGCGGGAGGCCGAGCGCATCCGCAAGAGACAGGAAGAGGGAAAGGGGGTCACCGCCAAGGAGATCGCTGAGTGGGCGCAGCTTGCCCAGATAATCATGAAGGACGACACGTTGGTGGGCGGCCTTGTGAACATGCTCAGCCGGAAGTCCAGAGAGGGCGCTGCCAAGGAGCGCCAGAAGCGACTGGACCAACTGGCCGCGTTACCAAAGCCGAGCTTCGGGCCGACCCCCGGTGCCACAGCGACCCCAGCCCCCACGCTGGCCCCCGGGCAACTGCCGCCGACCACGCCAGCAGAGCCATGGACTGGGATGGTGCCTGCTCCGACCCCATCCCCCACACAGGTGCAGCAGGCCCCTGCCCCCGCCCCTGAACCCACACGGGCTTCCATGTACCAAGACATCCTGCGCGAGGAGGGTGCTGCGCGAGACGCAGAGGTGGCCGAGTACAAGAGGATTGCTCGAGAGAGGCAACTCACCGTCTCAGACCTGTATGGGCTTGCCGCTACGGCCAAGAGTCCAGAGGCCGTGCGAACCCTCATGGCCATGGTTCCCACCGTGGTCGAGCAGGACCCCGCCTTCGCTCCCCGCTCCCTGTCCGAGCTCCTCTTCGGTGGTCAGGACAGGGGCGCTGGTATCAGCAGGGAGCTTATCGACATCTGGGGGCAGACCCAGAGGGTCTTGCGCGGGGAGGATTACGACCGCAAGGTAGCGCGAAGGAGTAAGACCGAGGAGCGCCTGACCCTTCTCAAAGAGAGGGAGGCCGAGAAGGCCGCGCTTACCCAGAAGCGGCTGGCAGACGCGGCAGCGTCTAAGGCCATGACGGAGCCTCGCGTCTCCGAGATAGAGGCCAAGACAGAGCTTCACAGGGCCAGAACGCGGCTTGCAAACGCCAAGGCCACCAAGGCCGAGAGGCGGTATATGGGGGCCGTTGGCAAGCGAAGCGGGTCCGTCGCTAAAAGCCTGCCAGAAGAAGAGCAGCTCATCCTCGCTCAGTACGCCCGGTACATTGACACAGGAGACAAGGCCACGCTTCCGGGGACAAACGCCTTCAGGGGTCTCGGCGCTGGGGAGGCCCGGGCCAAGGTCAACTCGCTTGTTCTTTCGCGGCATCGCGGGAAGAAGACCAGCGTCAGCGTGCGGCAAGAGATTGATGCCATCGAAAAGCACAAGAGGAAGGTCAAGGTCCAGACCTCCCATGAGATGACGTGGGAGAGGAAGCTCAACTACTACGAGAAGGAGCTTGTGAAGGCCAAGAAGGAACTCAAGGCTTGGGAGGACACGCGGGCTACCCGCAGGAAGCAGGCGGACAAGGGCAAGATTGAGGCGCGAATCAAGAAGCTCAAGGGCTACCTCAAGACCGTGCGCGAGAAGCTTGGGCTTGGCGACATAGGCGAAGGCGGCCCCCTGGCTAACCCGCAGGGCGCTCAGGGCGCTCAGGGCGCTCAGGGCGCTCAGGGCGCTCAGGGCGCTCAGGGCGGCGGCTCTGCTCTTGATAAAGCTTACGGGTCGCAGTAGTAGCGCATGGCAACCGTATCCGAGATCGCGGTCATGATGTTCCGAATGGGCTTTTCTAGGGAAGAGGCGCAGGAGCGCATCTTTTATATGAGCGGCGTGGATGCTGGGGACCCGGACGCGGACGGCGAGGCCGAGGTGCCCGATGAGGCCATCATGGCTACATTCGAGACATTCGGAGATGACCGTGCCCAGGCATCCATGGCGCTGGTGAGGGAGAGGGACCAGGGGCGTGCGATTGAGAGGAAGCACACTCCCAAGCCCCCCACCGAGGAGGAGGAGGAAGACCTGCGCCGGCTAATGTCAGGCGAACTCGGCCCAGAGGACTACCCCGACCTCGACATTCCCGTGGGCGAGGACGAGTACGTCCTCCGATCCCTTGGTGCCCCGGGGCTTCCGCCAATTGGAAGGACCACGCCGGGAGGCGTTGAGCCCGTCACTATGATCAACATCTCCGAGGAAGAGTCCATGCGGGTCATGGGGTCCGACCCTGCGGCCATGGACCAGGCGGCCGCAGATCGAGCAGACGAGGCCGCGCGTAAGAGGCGCGCGGGAGTCAAGAGGGCGAAGAAGGCGAGAGATCTTGTTACTGACCCGCCATACGTGCCGCCGGCCAGTCCCATTGTTGGGGCCGCCCGCTCCTTTAGGGAGATGCGCGACTATGCCCTGCGGCAGCATGACATTGAGCTCGCCAAAGAGACCGGGCTGGTAACCGACCCCGTGTTTGGGCGTACCACTGCCACTGGAGATCTTGCCCCGGGGCCGACCACCGTTCGCGAGCGAGGCGGCAAGGAGTTCACGACCTACGACCCCGGGCTAGACCTTGCCCTTTCATATGATCGCGGCGAGGCGTTCCCCCCAAAGGGGATGACGCCTCGAGACGCCGTTATCTCGGTGGCCAAGGGGGAGACCCCCAGACCAGACCTTCGGAGTGACGCGTTCGGGCAGGCGGGCACGGCCACCGGTCGAGTTGTCTGGGGCCTGGTCGGGGCGGGCGAGGCCATCGGTGAGGACCTCGTGGACGCAAAGGATGCCACAGAGAGGCTTCACGTGATGGAGCTTCATCGGCTGGCGAAGGAGGCCCTGGAGACCGGGCAAGACACGTTTACGGTGGGAACGCCGCTCCTATCGCTGGGGGGTGGCGGAAGGCGCATCACCTATAGGGCGAAAGACTTCGTCCTCGATGAGGGCAAAGTCGCAGAGCACAAGGCCCGCATCAACAGCCGAACGTCCGCCGTGGAGGAGTCGCTAGAAGAGCAACGCGAGTACATGAACAAGCTCCTCGAGGACGACCCGGACTTCGTCTCCATGTACACGGCGAAGCTCTGGCGAGAGAACATAACGGACCTTGTCAACGGCCTCGCCCAGTTCGTGGTCTACGGCTCTGGCGCGTACCCGATGAGCAAGGAAGAGCTTGAGGCTCGCGGGTTCACTGAGAACTTCTTTGCCTCGGAGATGGCGTCCAAGGCGTTCGGGGGGCAGATGTCTTCCGGCATCGTCGCAGGATTCGCCAAGGTGGCCACCGACCCCGTGAAGACGTTCCAGACCGAGGGCCCCACCGTCATCCTTGACGCACTTGCCTTTGGAAAGGCCCTCAAGGCTGGCGCTGCCGCAATGGGGCGCAGCTTGCCCAAGAGCGTAACCGACTCAATAGACAGGCTCGCTGTCCTGGCCGAGCCGCTCATTGAGAAGATGCAGTCGAGCAGGGTTGGGGACGCCCACAACTTCGTCCTTCGCAACTTCGGTGAGCACTCACAGCGGAACCTCAATCCCAACGCAGAGGCTCTGGCGCGTGACCTCATCATGGAGTCCGACACCCAGCGCCGCATCGTGGACAATGTGGTGGAGGCCCAACTCATCCCCCTCCTCGAAGAGGGCGGGGTGGGGCTCGGCCCCAGGGTCAAGCCAGAGGTCACCGTGCAGGACGTGCGGATGGGAGACCTTGCAGACGGGACGCCGCACACTCGCGACGTTGACATCCTGCCGGAAGAGATGGAGGCGTTCGATGCCGAGCAGACCCGCATCTTCAACGAGCGCATGCGCCAGAGGGGCATGAGCCGGCGGGTGGACGCGGAGCGCACCCCCGTGGAGATGCCGAGCGGCCTTGATGGAACCGAATGGCGCGTTGCCAAGGACGCCAAGACCTACGAGCTCACGCCAACGCAGGCAGCGGCATGGACGGAGGCCCTCGAGGACGCCATGCCCAAACTCAGGGCGGCAAAGCGCAAGGGCAAGAAGGGTGGCAGGGCCTTTGGCCGCGTGATGAAGAAGCTCCGCTCGGACCTCAAGGACGTCGCGGAGGGCAAGGGCAAGTACCGCCCGATGGCTCCCGAGGTGGTAGAGGCGGCAGAGAGGGCCGGGGCCGCAAGGGACGCCGCTGCGATAGTTGCCGCAAGGAGAAACCCGTGGGGTCGCAAGGGCGACGACCCCACTGCCATCGAGACCAGGGTGTGGACAGAGGATGTCACCATCGAGGTGGGGCTCGACGGCAAGACCATTGACGTGTCACCGGGCGCGACCATGGGGACTGGAAAAGAGCAGGGGGCCATGGCCACCGCTCGCAAGCGCATCAACGCCGGGGAGAACCCGGACGACGTGCATGCCGAGTTCACCCGTGAGAAGAGGGAGGGGAAGGTAAGGGGCAACGAGCTGTCTGGCATCCCCCCTCAGTACAGGGTCACTCCCAGTCTGGAACTCAGCGAACGTGCCAGAGAGGTCTTGCGAGAGCTTGCGGACAGGGTGACTGCCGGTGGCGACGAGGCGCTCCAGTTCATGGGTGATCTCGAAGCCAACATCGCACGCTCTATCGACGATGGGATTCCTGAGATCCTACGCTCCAAGACCTTCCGAGAAGAGGCCGCGAAAAGGGTCATGGAAGCATACATCAGCCGGCTGGGGCCAGAGGGGCGAGCCCTAAGCAAGCGGCAGCGACGGAACCTACAAGACAAGATTGAGCGGTACATCGAAGAGAAGCAGGCGCCGACAGTTCCTGAGTCGGGTAAGCCTGGCGACCTCGTGCCGCTCAACATCAACTTCCACGTGAAGAACTCGAAGGGTGACGTTGTCGGCACAATCAACCTCCTCGAGGACATCGCTGCCTCCGTGCTCAACGGGGACAAAGGCAGGCGGGTCATGGCCGAGTCCATAGCCCAGACCGCACGACGGGCCTCACACAGGCGAGCCCAGAAGCACGCGCAGGCCACCTTCAAAGAGGCCCTAGATGAGGGGCTCGACCGCAGGTGGACCAAGCACAACGAGGGTGGAATCGAGAAGCCGTCTGCCTACAGCGAGACCCTTCGTACAATACACACCTACCTCGAGACGGGACACATGCCCGCCGTCATCCGAAACGAGCCGGGGGAGATCCGACGAAACCTACTCAAGCTCATCCAGGGCAAGCCCATCTACGGAGATGTGGGTATCGATAGGGTGATGAAGGTCCTCAAGCGCGAGGGCATCGACGGCCTAGACGAGACCGCGATAATGAGGAAGCTCGACCACATCGAGCAGCGGATGCGGAGGTACGAGGACTTCTCCAGCAAGGACCCCAAGAAGGGATTCAGCGCAGCGCGACGGTTCCTTCGGGTGGACGACGACCTTGTGGACGCAGCCCAGGCACAGCGAGACGCGATGGGCACCACCCTGTCCGATGCCCGCAGGCAGGTGGACATTGAACCCATCCCGCTCCAGGGAGGCAAGGCGGCGTCCTCGGTCTATGTGGACCGCTCGATGGGCAGGTCGATAGAGGGCTTCGCTCAGGCACAAGAGGCCGTGGCCAAGGCGGACCACTTCCTTCATGCCACCACCTTCCTCAAGAGCAACATGACCGCGCGGCAGCTTACGACGCTGAAGAACAACGTGCTGGCCAACGTCTTCCTCCAGGCACTCAGACGTGGTGATCCCCTGCAATTCCCCAAGGCAATCAAGGCGGGCATTGATTTCAAGCGGTGGCAGAGGGACCCATCCAGCATGCCACCCGGGAAGCGCCGCATCTTCGACGCCATCAGCCGCACCGGGAAGATTGAGACCTCGATGGTGGATGCTGAGATCACAGGACTACAGAGCTCGGGGCTTATCGACAGGGCGTTCAGGGAGGGGTGGATCTCCAGCGATGTGTCCAAGGCGCTCAAGGGTCTCGACAAGCCCGGGGCCATGATGGAGGACGGGTATCGATTCAGCGATGTCTTCTTCAAGGTCGAGGAGGGCGTGTTCGGGTTCAATCACATCGAGAAGGCGCTCAACA